ATCACTTGGGATAAGTCCTTTGCAGGCAAGTATTCAGAACGCTTTGATAAGGCTCAAAAGTTTATTGACGCCGAGTGCATAAGGCATATGGTGAGGTATACACCTACCCTAAGCACGAATCTAAGAAAGTCTGCCACGAGAGGCACAAAAATAGGCAGCGGCAAGATACAGTATCTTGCACCTTACGCACGCTATCAGTATTACGGCAAGCTTATGGTATCATCTGTTACAGGCTCGGCATACGCCCGACATGGAGAAAAGAAAGTGCTGACGGACAAAGACCTTGTTTACAGCACTTTTAAAGAGCCACTTGCCGGCAAGCTTTGGTTTGAGCGAATGAAAGCCGACAAGAAACAGCAAATACTCAGAGGAGCGGCGGCGATAATGGGAGGCAAAGCGAAATGAACATAATCGAGCTTGTGAAAGATATTTTGCAGCAGTTCCCGAAAATATCGGAGGTCTGCAACGATATCCATATCGACTTTACCGACGATACACCAACAAATTATGGCTTGTCCTCAACAGGCGACAGCCTTATAAGTTCTGATATTTTGGGCGGTCAGACAAGACAGCATAACTTCATTCTCTATGCGGTGTATCAATCTATGAACGACTTTGACAGAATGTCAAACAGCGGCGTACTGCTTGAATTGCAGATGTGGCTTGAAACCTATGCAGACAAGCACCGAGATACCACGTTCACTACCATAACAGAGGACGAGGAAAGGACAGGCGTTCTTGAAAAGCTCACCTGTGCAAACGGAATGATATATGCAATACCAAACGAAAACACAAACGATACTGTGCAGTATCAGTTACAGATAGCGGCACAGTATCAGATATAAAAGGAGGAAAACATATGCCTGATTATTCATACAAGAGCGGAAAGCTCAACAGAAGTCATCTTCTGCATTATCTTGACACTACATTCGCAGCGGTCGCTTCATCACCAAGCTGGTATCTTCTCGGTAAGGACGTTGAGGACGCAAGTGTGGCACTCAACCCTGACACTTCCACAAAGAAGAATATCCTTGATGAAACCACAGTTGAGGACAATGGCTATGAGCCTGAGTTCGACCTTGATACATTCTATGCAAAGCCCGGTGACGCACTTTACGAAAAGCTCAAGGATATCATGATGAATCGTCTTACCGGTGACGCCTGCAAGACAAGCGTGCTTGAAGTTATCGTTGACAAGACCACAGGTGCGTATGACGCATGGACGGAAGATGTCATAGTCAAGCCGCAGTCTTATGGCGGACCACAGGGGGGCGTAAATATCCCGTTCAACTGCACCTTTGCAGGAAACAGAGTGAAAGGCTCTGTCACCTTTGCGGCAGGCGTGCCAACGTTTGCAAAGACTACGGAAGAATAAACTATATGACAAACATATGAAAGCACTTCGTTCAGAGCGGAGTGCTTTTTGTTTGCCGTAATACAGAAAGGATGATAGAAATGTCAATGCAGTCAATAGATTTTAACAGCGGCAATTACAAAGAGTACGCTATAAACGGCGACGAGAACAGAGTGATAAGGATAAACGTGTCAGACGTTGGTATCATCACTAGGATACAGGACGCTATGAGCAAGGCTGACAATATCGCAGAAGAAGTGTCAGAACGTGAGAAGAACGAGGACAGAACTCAGCTTCTCAAAGAGTATGACCAGCGTGCAAGAGAAATGGTCAATGACATATTTGGAAGCAATGTGTGTACGGCGGCGCTCGGAAGCGTGAACGTGTTCTCTATGGCTTCAAACGGCAAGCCTGTGCTTTTCAATTTCCTTGAGGCACTCCTTGCGGTGGTGGTGCAGGAGATAAAGTCAGCACAGACGGCGGCTCAGATAAAGCTTGAAGAAAAGGTGGAGAAGTACATAGCTCCCGTTGTTGCTCAGCCTGTGGTCAACGTGGCGGAGCTTTCTGACGAGGGCAAAAAGGCTCTGCTCAGGGAGCTGCTGAAATGATAGGCAGTTTGCCAACAGCCCTTGAAATAGACGGCAAAGAGTATGCCATACGCTCAGATTTTCGGGTAATCCTGCGGATCTATTCAGCCTTTGCAGACCCTGAACTTGACGAGCGTGAAAAGTGCTATGTGTGTCTTAAATGCCTTTACGCTGAGGATATTCCACGAGAGCATTTGCAGGAGGCTGTCAACAAGGCTTATTGTTTTGTGGGCGGTGGAGATGTTCCGCAGGAGAGCGTTCAGCCTGCAAAGACTATTGACTGGGAGCAGGACGAGAGTATTATTTTTCCTGCGGTGAACAAGGCGGCAGGTTTTGAAACGAGGACGGTAAAATATCTTCATTGGTGGACTTTTCTTGGCTATTTCAATGAGATAGGCGAGGGGCTTTTTTCGTCTGTTATAGGCATACGGCAAAAGCTTAACAAGGACAAAAAGCTTGAAAAATATGAGCAGGAGTTTTACAGAAATCATCGCAATATGATAGACCTTAAACGAAAGCTCTCAGCAGAAGAGCAGAGGGCTGAAAACGAGGACAAAGAGTTTCTGAAACAGCTGACGGGAGGTGAATGACAATGGCTGACGGGTGTTTGAATTTTGACACCAACATAAACAAAGAGGGCTTTGAAAAGGGCTTGAAAAGCCTTTCCGATATGGTGGGGGATATCAAGCCAAAGCTTAAAAACCTTGCAATGGCTGTGACAGCAGTATTCTCCGTCAAGAAGCTTGTGGACTTCGGCAGGCAATCCATAGAAACAGCCTCAGACCTTGCGGAAGTTCAGAACGTTGTTGACACGGCTTTCGGAGAGTCCAAGCAGAAAATGGAGGACTTCGCTGACACGGCTGTAAAGACCTACGGCATTTCAAAGCTCACCGCAAAGCAGACAGGCTCAAACTTCATGGCAATGGCGGCAGGAATGGGGCTTGCCAATGACAGTGCAAGCGATATGGCTATGGCTCTTACAGGGCTGTCGGCGGATATGGCTTCGTTTTATAACGTTGGTCAGGACGTGGCAAGCACGGCTCTGAAATCAATTTTTACAGGCGAAACTGAGACCCTCAAACAGTTCGGTATCGTTATGACGGACGCCAATTTGCAGGCATATGCACTTTCAAAGGGTATAACGAAGTCAACTGTCGATATGTCGCAGGCTGAAAAAGTTCAACTGAGATACAACTACGTTATGTCACAGACGGCTCTTGCACAGGGCGACTTTGCAAAGACGTCTGACAGCTGGGCAAACCAAACTAGAATACTCTCTGAGCAATGGAAAGAGTTCGGAGCGACTATCGGCACTGTGCTGATGAACGTTCTTCTGCCTGCTGTCAAGGCGATAAACAGTCTGCTTTCACAGCTCATAGCTTTGGCACAGGGGGCAGCGAGGGCACTTTCAGAGGCGTTCGGTCTTGAACTAAGCAACAGTGCAGACGAGGCTCAAAGCATAGTGAAAAGCACCTCTCAGGTAGCGGATAATTACGGCGATATAGCCAATGACGCTAAACAGACGCAGGAGGCACAGGAAGGATCTCTTGCAAGCTTTGACCAAATGAACAAGCTGAATGATGAGAGCAAGTCAGACAGCACTGGGGTCAGCGGTGCTGGGGAGATAATGCAGCCTTCCGGGACTAGCGTTGAGGTGGATACGGGAAAGGCAGATAAAAAGCTGTCTGACTTTTTCAAATCAGTAAGAACTCAGTTTGAAAAGCTTGCAGACTATCTTGATAAGAATTTTAAGCCTATTTTCGCTGATATATGGAGCGGACTTGAAAGAGAGAGCATTGAACTTGCTCAGATACTCGGCGGAGTTTTCAGCGATATAAAGTCGCTTTCCGAGCCGCTCAAAGCTTATTTTATAAACGATTTTACACCGCTTATGCAGACCGCTTTCAGCACGCTTGGCAAGATAGGCATAGGACTTTTTGACAGCTTCAACAAGGTGTTTTCTGATATCTGGAATGTGGCAGTGTTCCCTATACTGCAAAACTTTCTCACTGTAGGATTACCCCTAATGGCGGATTTTGGCACGCAGGTATGGAACACTCTCGGCGTATTGTTTGACAACATAAAAGAGATCTTCGATACCTTGTGGAACGGCGTTGCACAGCCTGTGTTGAATGCCTTGAAAACACTGTGGTGCGATACTTGGCAGAGCATTTCAGACTTTTGGAACGAGTGGGGACAGCCTATATTTGACGGCATAAACGAGGGTATAACCACCACAAAGAACGTATTCCTCAACCTGTGGGAAACAGTCTTGAAACCTGTGTTTGACAAGCTCATGGACGTGGCTGACAGCGTTTGGACGGAGCACTTGAAACCTCTGCTTGATGAGTTTCTCGACTTTGTTGGAACACTTATCACAAGCGTTCTGAGCATTTACAACAAAGCCATAGCACCTGTTGTGAACTGGCTTGTGAGCATACTCGGACCGATAGTCAGCAGTGTGCTTGGCAAGATAATAAAGACAGTGGGCAATGTCATAAGCAATATAATTGACGCCGTGAAGAACATCATTTCAGCACTTAAAGGTGTTGTACTGTTCATAACGGGAGTATTCACCGGTGATTGGAAAAAAGCTTGGCAGGGTGTAAAGAAAATCTTCAAAGGCGTGTGGGACGCACTTGTTGACATAGCAAAAACACCTATCAATTTGATAATCGGGCTTATAAATGGTCTGACAGGTGCAGTTGAGGACGCTTTGAATTGGATAATCGACGGCATAAACGAGCTGAGCTTCACGACGCCTGATTGGCTTCCAGGTGATCTTGGCGGTCAGACATTTGGCTTTGACCTAAGCCAAATTGATATTCCCGAAATACCCAAACTTGCCCAAGGTGCAGTGATACCGCCGAACTCTGAGTTTCTTGCAGTTCTGGGCGATCAAAAGCGTGGCACGAATATCGAGGCACCACTTGATACTATCACTCAGGCTGTTTTGCAGGCTCTTGTGTCATACGGCGGAGCAGGCGGAAACCAGAAGATAAGCGTCACCATACCGCTGACTCTCAACGGCAGGACTATCACACAGATAGTTATTGATGATATCAACGACTATATCAAGCGCAACGGCAGGTCGCCAATAAGGGCATAGGAGGTGCAGAAAATGAAAAGCAGAGGACTTATATTCGGCAGCGAAAGGGTCGCCACACCTGCGGAAGTGAGCTTTACAAATAACAAGATATGGTCGAACAATGCAGGGCGGACGGCTAACTGTAAAATGGTGGGCGACATAAGAGCTATAAAGAAAACTGTCACGTTGAAATGGTATCATCTCACAGGTGAGGAGACGGCAAAGCTCAATGAGTATATCTCCAACGTTGACAGTCCGTTTTTCAGTATCACGCTCCTTGATGAGACATTTCAGGAAAGCACTTTTGACGTTTATGCAGGCGACCCAACTTATGAGGTTTTCGGCTGGGACGAGAACAAACAGTTCTGCAAAGGCGTTGCGGTGGACTTGATAATGCAGTAAAGGAGGCAGTCGAATTGTACCAAACAAGTGAGCTTGTGGCTCAGCGTATCGAGAGTTATTGCCGCACTTGGCGTTTGTGGATAGAGAATGCAGAGGGCGTTATATCAGGTGACAGCATTATGTCAGCTGACAGCTCAATGCAGTCAACAAGCCTTTCCGATGACATCGAACTAGGTGCCGTGTGCTCACAATCGTGGAACATAAATATCAATGATGTTGATACGAAATTTCTCGGCAAAGAGTATGACCTTTCCTTGTACCTTGCGGACTTTACCAGCGAAACCACCTACTCCACCCTAGAATCCTACACCTACGCTGAGCTTTCAAAGCTGACAGTGGAGCAGATAAGTAAGCTTGGAGAGGTGCTTGACGGAGAGAGAATACCGCTCGGACGTTTCACCTGCGTTAAGTCGAAAAAGTCGGGCGGAAATACTGAGGTCACTTTTGCAGATAGGTTGTATTTTTCCGATAAGGTCTACAAGCCCACCGTCAACCTGCCTGCGTGGTCAAAGGCTGTTGAGGACGACATATGCAAGCAGCTTGGACTGCAAAACGGCAACGACTACACAATCCCTGCAAAGCTGCGTGCAAAGGGCGGAGCAAGGCTCTACGGCAAGGGTCACATAAGGCTGAAAACTGCCAACTTTGACTTCAAAATAAATACCGTGCCGAAAGATACAACCATGCGGCAGATGCTCAGTTACATCGCTTCGGCACAAGGCGAGTTCGGCTTTGTTGACCGATACGGCAGATACGTCCGCAAATGGTACGGCTCGAGCGTGAAGATACTGGACAATAACACTATCGACCTGCCAACACTCAGCGAACGGCAAAATGTGATAGTCGGTATCATCTGCAAGGTCAGCGACAGCGAAACTCTGCGGCTGGGCAACACCACAGGCTCGGCAGGGCGTGTGCTGGAGTTTGAAAATCCGTATATGACAATGTCGCTGCTGCGGTCATTGTGGCATAGGATAGGCGGCTTTTCGTGGTATACAACGGAGCTTTTTCACCGTCTTGGCGACCCACGATTTGACGTCGGTGACGTTGTGACATACGTCAGCGAAAGCGGCGAAAGCTATGATATACCAATAACTAACATAGGATTCAATTTTGACGGCGGCTTATCTGCTGACATATCAGCGGTGGGTCTGTCGGTGGAAGAACAGCTTTAGGAGGCAAGATTATGGACGAGAACGAGATAACAACTGTAGCTGATACGCAGGCGGAGAATACTGCCGATACAGCGGACACAGGTCAGACAACGCCCACCACCGAGGAGCTTATCCAGCAGCTCACGGCGAGGGTGGCAGCTCTTGAAGAAATAGTGGGCGAGGAGGAGTATGAGCTGCGGTACTCGGGCGAACAGA